CGGCGGCCATTACCGAAGCAGCCGACACGGTAACGGCAACCGGCGTTTCGAGTAGCGCATCGGTCGGCACGGCGGCCATTACCGAGGCGGCGGATAGCGCTGTAGGCGCTGGCAATATCGTCGTTATCGGCACGGCGGCGATCACGGAGTCTGCCGATAGCGTTTTCGCATCGGATGGTTCAATAGCGGACGCAATCATGAAAATACGCATGCGGGCGCGTCGAACGCCCATGCAGACAAACAACTGAAACCGGCTCAGGCCGGTTTTTTTGTGCCCTCTCGGTGGCTAACCGAGCCCTACCGCGTCGGAAGACGCGCTTCCCATATCTGGAAACCCATGACTGACGAAACCTTAAACACTGGGGTGGATGAACCCCTGCAAGACGCTGCTGCGCCCGCCGAAAACGACGAGCAGCAACAGGACGAAGTGCAACTCTCCGAAGAGGAGCGCATCGAGGCGTTGGCCCGCGAGAAAGCGCGGAAATACGCCCAGAAACGCATCGACCGGCTGACCTGGGAGGCCAACGAGGCCAAGCGGAAAGCCGAGGAACTGGAAGCGAAGCTCAGGGAGCGGCAGGAGCGACATCCCGAGCCATCGGCTGCGCGTCCGAAGCCGGAAGACTTCCAGGATTACGACGCCTATGTCGAGGCGCTGGCCGATTGGAAGGCCGAGGAAAAGGCCAGGAAGCTCCGTGACGAGCTGAAGGCAGAATCCGAGAAAACCAGGGCCAAGACCGAAGCCGACAGGCGCATGGAGGCGTTCAGGGCAGCGGAAAGCAAGTTCCGCGCTACCGTCCAGGATTACGACGAAGCGATCCAGGACGCACAGGACACGCCGATGACGCAAGTCATGTTCGACGTGATCCTGGAAAGCGAAGTCGGCCCGAATTTGCTGTATCACCTCGCGAAAAACCCGGATGAAGCCGAGCGTATCGCGCACCTATCGCCTGCACGGCAGGCCGCTGAAATCGGGAAGCTGGAAGACAAACTAGCCCAACAGCTTAAAGACCCGCCCAAACCCAAGGCTAGCAACGCACCGCCACCCGTGAACCCGGTCAGGGCTCGCGGTTCGGCATCCACCCCGCGCCTCGACGATCCCAATCTCTCGATGGAGGAGTACTCGCGGCTGCGGAGAAAACAACTTTCCGAACGTTTTAGGTAATCTCCATGGCAAGCAATACTTTACTTACCATTGACCAGATTACGCGGGAAGCCTTGGACGTGTTGCACGCTAACCTGGGTTTCACGCGTACCGTGAACCGTCAATATGACAGTTCTTTCGCGAAGAAGGGGGCCAAAATCGGCACCACGCTTCGCATCCGCAAGCCTCCGAAATACGCCGTCACCAAGTCGGCAACGCTTTCGACCTCGCGTGACAGCGTGGAGGAATACACCACGCTGACCGTCTCGACTCAGGCTCATGTCCCGCTGGAATTTTCCAGCCTGGAATTGACCATGAAGATTGACGATCTTCGTGAACGCTTCCTGCAACCGGCCATGGCTGTCTTGGCGGCTACCGTGGACGCGGACGGCCTGGCGCTCTACAAGGACGTGTACAACAGTGTCGGCACGCCGGGCACCACGCCGAGCACCGCCCTGTCGCTGTTACTGGCACAGGAAAAGCTAGACCTCACCAATACTCCCCGCGACGGGCGGCGCTACGCGACGGTCAACCCGACCGCGAACGCCTACCTTGTGGACGGTCTGAAAGGCTTGTTCCACAACGGAGACACCATCTCCAAGCAGTTCAAGAAAGGACTGATGGGCATGGACGTGTTGGGTCTCAAGGAAATCACCATGGACCAGAACGTGAACCGTCACACGGTCGGCACGGTCTCCACGGGAACCAAGGAAATCAAGGGGGCGATCACGACCTCAACGTCCACTATTTCCGTGGACGGTTTCGGCGCGTCCCAAACCGGCGCGGTCAAGGCGGGCGACGTGTTCACCATCGAGGGCGCTTACGCGGTCAATCCGGAAACCAAGACGCCCCTATCGGTGCTGCAACAGTTCGTTGCGAAGGCGGACGCGAATTCGGACGCCAGTTCGACGGCATCCATCACCATCGATCCGCCGATCATCTTCACCGGTGCGCAGCAGACCGTCTCGGCGGCGTCAAACCAGATCGCGGACAACGCGGATGTGACGTTCGTCGGCAGTTCGGCGAAGGCTTATAGCCAAAACCTCGTTTATCACGAGGATTCGTTTACGCTGGCAACCGCCGACCTGGTGTTGCCGGAAGGCGTGCACATGGGCTCGCGGGCGGTCATGGACGGCATTTCACTGCGTATCGTGTTCGACTACGACATTACCGAGGATCGGTTCCTGGGCCGTGCCGATGTCCTCTACGGCTGGCTGTGCCAGCGTCCGGAAACGGCTTGCAGACTATGGGGTGAATGATGAGTGACGCGGCGGGATCGAAAGACTATCAGGCCATTTTGAAGCAATTGGAGCCCCTGCGGTCCCGCAAGCTCTTTATAGCCACGCCGTTCTATCTCTGTACGACGTGGCTGCAATATACCCTAAGTCTCGTCAATCTGATGATGACGCTTAGGAACCTGGATCTTGCGGCGGAGTTCAAGCCGTTGCCGGGCGATTCCTACATCGACCGGGCGCGGAACTCCATGCTGTCCATGTTCCTGTCATCGGACGCGACCGACCTTTTGTTCATCGATTCCGACATGGGATTCAAACCGGGAACGGTGTTGAAACTGTGGCTGGCCGACAAGCCTATTGTCGGCTGCGCCTATCCGGTTAAAAACGCCTGGGACCAGTTCACCACCCGCTTAGCCGAGGATGCCGAAGGATTCACCATCCACGACGGGCCATTGATCCGTGCAGACATGCTCTCCGGTGGCTTTATCCGCTTCACGCGGGAGGCCGTCGAAGCGCTGTGGGAGGCGGAAAAGGGCCGGGAGTACAAGGACTGCCAGGGCCGCGCCTGCCGCCCCGTGTTCGAGCACGGGGAGCGGGACAACGGCTACTGGGGCGAGGATTACTGGTTGTCCAAGAAATGGGAAGCACTGGGCGGAGAACTGTGGCTGGAACCGGATGCTGATTTAGTCCATGTCGGCATGAAGGAATTCAAGGGCAATTTCGCCGAACATTTTTTACGGCTTCGTGAGGAAGCCATGAGGCAAGTAGCATGATTCCCCAAACCAATATTCAATCGATCCGGGTATGCCGGTTGACCATCGACCCGGCCTCCGTCAACGCGCAGACCAGCGCTGAGCAAACCTTCACGCTCAAGGGCGTGACGACCAACGACATCGTTCTGAACGTCATCAAGCCGACCGCAACGGCAGGCTTGGGCATCGCCAACGCCCGCATTTCGGGCAAGGACACTTTGGCGATTACGTTCCAGAATTCGGCTACGACCGCGGTCAATGCCGGGGCCGAGGAATACAAGATCGTCATCGCGCGACCGTCGCAGGACGCGGGCGTGTTGCCTAATGGCACGGTCGAATGATCGTCGGTAACGGCTACATTGATGATATTACCTTCCCGTCCTGGGTGTACCACCCGGCGCACGGGAAGAAGATCATCCATTCCATGGACGAATGGGAGCCAGGCTGGTACGACAACCCGGATAAATTTAATGGACAAACTAGACTATCTGATCGTTTTGGTGGAGTCGCTATGCCTGCAACAGACCCCGGCGGAAATGACCATGCGCCAGCAACTCGAACAGATGGCGACAGACTACCTGAACCGAAACGCAGGGGCAGGAAGCCGAAGCGTTATGCTGGAATCTGACCCGTTGGTGCATTAGATGGCTAGCGCTCTGCAACTCATTACCCGCTCGCTTCGGCTGTGCGGAGTCGCGGCGGCGGGCGAAACGCTCCCCGCCGAGGAAGCCGCTGATGGGCTGATGGCGTTGAACGCGATGCTCGACAGTTGGCGCATTGACGGCCTATTGGTCTATCAGATCAAGGAAGAGGCCGCGCAGACGCTCATCGGGGGGCAATCGCTTTATACCATCGGCTCGGGCGGGAACTTCGCCCTTGACCGGCCCGTGCGGATCGAGCGGGCTTTCGTGCGCGACGGCACGAGCGATTATCCGCTCAGAGTTGTGAGCGTGGATACATGGTCCGAGATCGGCGACCGGCAAACGCCAGGCTACGTGCCGGAAATCCTCTATTACGAAACCGCCTACCCGCTTGGCAAAATAAGGCTGTTTCCGCCGCCGGGCTCGGGGTATGAACTCTATCTCTATACGTGGCAGACGCTTCAAAGTTTTGCGAACCTGACCACGGATTTAGCGCTTCCTCCGGGTTACGAAAACGCCATCGTTTTTAATCTGGCTCTTCAGATTGCCCCGGAGTTTGGAGCGGAGCCATCCGCCCACGTCATCAATACCGCAAACGAAGACTTGGCCAACATCAAGCGGCTGAATGCGGCCAATCGGCCCATTATCGCCCGCTCCGACGTGATGCCTGAGGCGCGGGGAACGATTTTCGATGGCTATTGAGCAAATCAACTTCATCGGCCCCTATGCGGGTCGGTCGAAGGCCATAGGCGCCCTGAGATTCGTCAATCTCTACCCCGAGATTCTGCAAGACGGCCGGATCATCGCCCTGTACGGCACGCCGGGCCTGACCGCGTTCGTCAATCTCGGCGCATACCCGATACGGGGTCTGCACCCGTTCGGGAACGTGCTTTACGCGGCATCCGGAAACAAGCTGTACGAGATCAACACGGCTGGCGTTGCAACGTCGCTCGGCACGCTCGATACGTCCATGGGGCGCGTCTCGTTCGCAGATAACGGCACGCAGATCATGCTGGTGGACGGCACCTCCGGCTATACCTACAACACCAGCACGGACACGTTCGCCAAAATCAGCGACAACGACTTCCCGACCGCCGATTACGTCACTTTCCTCGACAGCTTTTTCATCGTCAACAAAGCCGACTCCGGACGGTTTTA